CAGGCATAGGCCCTAGCACAGCGGCCTGCCCTGCTGATAAAGAGGTTCAACTCGCCCTGGTTGGAACTGTCAAATTGTCTTATTCAGCACTTTGTCAATTTGTCAGTGGATTGCGTCCAGTTGTCCTGGCAGTAGCCTGGTTGGCTGCCGGCCTGGCTGTCTTTGGTATAGGGAGAAAATCATAATGGATATTGCTGAATGGCTATCGGGCATGGTCAAACCATTGGTCACTCGTGTCCTGGTTGCCCTTGGTTTTGGTACTGTGACCTATACGGGCGCAGATGCGGCCATTAACGGCCTCATTAGTAATGTGGCCAGCACAATGGGTGGTTTGACTGCCGACATTGCAGCCTTGGCCGCTATGGGTGGCTTCTTTGATGCGATAGCGATATCAAGTGGTTCACTTGTCACGGCCGTGACAATGCTCACTTTGAAGAAGTTCGCCCTGGATACATGATTACCATCTTCTCGGGTGTTCCTGGCTCAGGTAAGACGGCCGCAATGGTCGATTACTTGATGAAAAATCACCTGGACAGGCCTTTGTATGTAATCAACCTCGATGGCCTCAAAATACCCCATATTGAGCTCAAAGACCCATACAACTGGATGGACTGTCCCGATGGTTCATTGATTGTCATTGACGAAGTGCAGAAGTACTGGAGAGCTTCCAACTCGGCCGCTACTCTCCATGAATCAATCAAAGAACTTGAAGAGCACCGACATCGTGGTTTTGATTTCCTGATTGCCACTCAACGTCCATCACTTATTCACTCCAACGTGCGTGGCCTGGCAGAACGTCATATCCATCTGCGCAATGTAGGCGTTCTTGGCCGTTATTGGTATGAATGGCCAGAGTGCAACGATAGCCCGAATACAGCATGGAAAAACGCACCGATTAAACATCGTTATCGATTGCCAACTAAAGCGTTTGAACAGTACAAAAGTGCTTCAATGCACGTCAAACCCATCAAGGGCTTCCCTCGTATTTTGTTTACGATTCTTATCCTGATCGTAGCTTCATTTTTCATTGGCCGCTACCTATACAGCAAATTGTCTGGCAACTTTTCTGATGACAAAAAGCCCACCACGTCGGCAGCCGCCGCTTCCCCGAAAATTGCTCCTGGTGAAATAATGAAAGCTGGCCTGGTCGATGAGAGAATTGATTTCATTCCCAGGGAATACAACAAGCCCTGGACAGCTCCCGCTTATGATCATCTTCGCCAGGTTGTCAATATGCCCAGGATAACTAGCGCTCTCTGCGTCAATTCAAAATGCGATTGTTATGACGGTCAAGACCGCCTGGACATTGCTGATGCAACGTGCCATGAATGGGCTGTTAAGCGTCCATTTAACCCATATGTACCCAGGGCATCGGAAGCTACGCAAAACTACAATCCTGGCCGTCCTGGTCAACCTGGCCAGGCTACTTCTCCTGGTCAACTATTCGCTCCAGGTCAAACTACTACGCCAGGCTAAAAATATGCCCGCAAGGGCATGAAGCGGGTACCGCGCAACTGAACCCGTATTACGATACTCTGACAGCTGCTCTCTCCATCACGGGTACTACAGATGAAAAAAAAGCACGTTGGCCGCGTGCTTGATAAACAGGGTATTAAAATCGTTATGCGAGTTGCTGCCTACGATTTAACAATAATATACATCGTATGAAGTCAACAGAAAAAATCTGGTGTGCGCTTGCTCCACTTGAAGCCATTGCCGCGCCAATCACTGCCGATGCTTTTCCCAGGGCTTTATAGAGCCTATCTCCCTTTTCTGTTCCCTCGTGTTTGGCAATAACGGCACGTACTAGCCATTCTTCTGGTTTTAGTCCTGCAACACTGGCAAGCAATGCCACGTTTTCAGGACTGCAATCCTTTCCGTGTCTCCAGTTGCTTACGTGTTGCCGCGACATGCCAATGGCTGCGGCCGTGGCGTAGTCGCTGCCTGTTACTTTTTTGGCTTCGTCCAATAGTTGATTTAAATAGTCGGGTAATACTTGCATAACGTAATCCTCACGGTTACTATTCGGCAACGTAATCAATTTGATTACGTAAGCGATTACTAAACAAAGCCCATTATGACACCTACGGCCAAAAAATCAATGAGTCCTTTGTTAACCAAACTGTTGAGAGTTGGAGGTATGGGGAGCGGACAGCGAGGTGCGACTTGTCGCACTCGTGACCGCTCCCCTTGTCCCCCTGCTCTAACAGGGGGGGAAAGTATACGAAATGGGGCAAAGGTCGATTGGTGCTCATTGACCTGGTCTCCCGAACCTGACGAACACGTTCCAATGACCGTTTACGCTTTGTTAAATACCCTGGTCAAGGGTGGTGTTATGGGTGAAGACACAAACGGAATGCTCGGCTACCAATTCGGCACTCGTTTCTATGTCCCTATTGACGGAAAACCTGTCCAGGTTGCACGTGTGGATTACGGCGGTGAACATCACAAAGGTCGTGCGCGCCTGGATATTTCGGGTACTGGCTGCAGCCGTATCACGAGCTGGCAACGATTCAATAACTGGCTCACAGAATGGGAGCAAGTAACCCTAACGCGAGTAGACCTCGCGGTTGATTTACTTAATGGAGAATTCAATGTCGAACACGCTGTCGAGTGGTATCAAAGAGGCGATTTCAATTCTGGCGGTCGTAATCCCCGTCATAGCCTTATCGGAGATTGGCTTGACCCTGTACACGGACGAACTTTGGAAGTCGGTCGGCGAGAAAATGGAAAGATGCTCCGAGCTTATGAAAAAGGAAGACAGCTTGGGGATTGCAACTCTCCCTGGACACGTTTCGAAGTTGAATTGCGAAACAATGACCGAGACTTGCCTTTTGAAATTCTCACACAATGCGACAACTTCTTCGCTGGTGCATATCGGTGCTTGGAAAAACTGATTGATTGCGCTGCCGAGCGCATCAAGACACATCAAAAAGAGGGCGAGATTTCCCTCGAACATCTGATTGGTTACGCCAAGTCAGCATATGGCCAATTATTCCACGTTCTCAGAGCCAATTTAAGCGCCTCTGAGGTGCTCGAACAAGTTTCCCGAATAGGAGTGCCCAAGCGGCTGGAAAAAAGCATCCTAGGCGGATTTAACAGGTGCGCCGCTGCATCAATTTCATAGGAGTTAGTTCATGCAAGTAGTAAATAAATGCGTTATCAAGGGCGCGGGTTTTTTTGTCGGAGAAGTCGAGGGCACAAAGCACGATACAGGTCAACTTTTCATTGAAGAACCATTTGACCCATCAAAGGAAAATTATTTCGGTTTCCGTACTGTTGAGTACAAATGCCAAAATTCTGATATTCCCAAATCAGTGAAATATCTCCAGTTCCCAATCACTGCTGAAGTGACGATGGAAATTGTAGCCACAAAACGCGGTCAAGCCATTGTGGTTACGAACATCAAACCAATTGAGCCTGTCAAGGCTCAACCTAAGTGAAAACCATGCTCACAGACTGGTTGCTTTTCCTGTTTTTTGTGGCCTGCTTCACAGTCTTTGTCTTCATGGCCGTCCGTCGATGATTTCAACTGTTAGCTCTCACTGAGGGCTAACGGGTGCAATCCCGCACCGTTTTTGAAAAAGGAAAAATCATGTTTCAAACTTGGAAAACAAAAGCAAAATACGGCGCGGTCTTAGCTACTGCTGCTGCTGGTAACGCAATGGCCGCATTGCCTACCGAAGTATCAACTGCAATGGAAGGTGCAAAAACTGATGCAGTGGCTTTGGCCACTCTCGGATTGTTGATCATCATTGCTGTTGCTGCCGTTAAATACCTGCGTAAAGGTATTTAAGCAAGTCGCCATCGTTTATTCCACAGTTAATTGCAAGCCTGATCACGAAAGACTAAACGATGGCGCAATATCAAACTGGAGCTGATTGTGTTAACACACAACTTGAAGCAGCTCAATACCAGGCAAACCAAAACGAGGGTGCAACTGTACAGATTGGAACAAACCAATACATCATTTCGGTCACAAGCGTCACGGCCTCAAATATCACCTACGTTTTTAATCGTGTATCAGGAACACCCAACATTACCAAGTCGATAACACCTACCTTTCAACCGTGTACCAAATTAACGCCACAGGACAGCATAGACCTCGCCTGGCTCGTTGTTGGTGTATGGGTAGCCACTTACGCAATCAAGGTCTTATTTCGGGCTGTAAGCCCTAATTTTGGAGCACAACCATGACACCCGAATTTATAGCTATCTTCATTGCCATTGTCGGTTCGGCTTTTATCTTGATGTCATGAAAAAATTACTCCTGGCCACATTGTTATTTTCTTCGGCTGCCGCCAATGCGGTATACGTCAATGCAAACCCGCCGAACGGCTGGTCATCTCCAACGGTTAATTCTGAATCTAAGCATCTTTGGAAAGTACCTGCCAATAGTACCTATGTAACTCCAATTCGCAACCCTGCTGGCAAGCTCGTATTTCCAGCACAAACTACAATCCAGGTAGCTGGAAAATTGACAACTTTTCCGATTGCTTTTCCACAAGCTGCTAATGCTGCAAAATTTATAGCGCGTTCTGTTTTCTCAATGTCAACATTGACACCCTTAGCGATTGCAGCTCTTGCTCAATGGTTACTATCAGAAGATTTATTACCCTTTACTGACCCTGCTGATGGCCAATTAAAGTGGGGTAAACGTCCACCTGCACCAACGTTTGGGAATACACAAGAATTTGGCGACGCAAACAATGCAGAAAATAAATGGTTTCCAACTAAAGAGTTAGCTTGCCAATACATAGCAGACAAATACTCAAATGCGAATGGTGGTTTTGGTATTAAAGAAATCATCGTTAACGTTAATAGTATCTCTCCAATGTGCCAGATATATTACTGGGGCAATGCAGCGAAAACATGGTTTACAGGTGGTAATCGTAACGGGGCATCGCGCGGGCGCGTATGCCCATCTAATTGGACATACGTCAATGGCCAATGTGTAAATCCTGATACTCTTCAACCTGTACCCGTTACGCCTGAACAATTTGAACAAGATGTAGAGCCATTGGAAATACCCGAAGATTTACCAGAGAAGTTGCCATTTCCTATTCCAGTTGATGACCCGAAACAGAATCCACAGCCTTTTCCATTAGGTGACCCTAAGCCTTGGATTATCCCAACTGGTGACCCATCACCAGCTCCGCAGCCGAGGCCTAATCCCGATCCTTATCCATGGCAACAGCCAGGTGTTAAGAATGAACCAAGTCCAAAGCCTGGTGAACCATTGCGAGTAGACCAAAAGCCAGTCAACGTACCACTTCCAACAAACCAGGGCGTAGATTCGCCAAATCCTGCACCAGCACCAACACCAGATACAACTCCTGTAGGTAATGGCGGTGCACCAGCTCCCGAAGAGCGTAAAGGCGATTTGTGTGATTACTTCCCTGACATCCTGGCTTGCGCCAAATTAGGTACTATGTCAGAGCAAAACGTCAACAATAAAAACGTACCTTTTCAAATAACACCATCATCAGGCATAGGCCCTAGCACAGCGGCCTGCCCTGCTGATAAAGAGGTTCAACTCGCCCTGGTTGGAACTGTCAAATTGTCTTATTCAGCACTTTGTCAATTTGTCAGTGGATTGCGTCCAGT